CACGCTTAAGCGCCCTTAACGTAGGTTGGACGGCTGGCATTTTGCAGGCCAATAGAGTATTTCGTGCCGCTATCTGTCGCGCCCGACACATTGTGCTGAGTGACCGAAAAGGGGCCGTAATAGTGATCGCCGACAGCGTTGTCGACGGCCTTGCAATTGACCGTCGAGCCAGCCTCCCAAATTTCACGGAGATAGTCGATCCCGTCGGTGTCCGGCCATTTGGCATTGCCCGAGCAGGAGATCGAAAGAGAACGGGTGCCGGTCAAGGTCGCACCCCAACCGCCCGTCGTCTTGTCGGAAACATCGATAGGCGAGCCGGAGCCATCACGCGAGGTGTCGTCTTGACCATCAAGCGAAGTGAACTTCTCAAAAGTCAGGGTGACACTGTCGCCCGCGACCTCAACGACCGGGGTGACGGCATTCATCGAGCCATCAACCGGCTTGCGGAATGTGATCGAGCCCGTCGCAACCGAAACAACATCGGCAGAAAATGCGTTGGCAGCCTCAGAGAACCCCGAGACAGTCATGCGCATTCCAGCCTCGACACCCAACCCGACAAAGTCGTCGGTCGTTTCTAGCGTCGTCGCGTCGGCGATTGAATGAGTGATCGCCGTGTCGGTCAACTGACCGCCATCGCCGACCTGGAGCAATACATTAATGCCCGCTTCTGGTTTGTTCGACATGGTTCTTTCTCCTTAAACCAAAGAAAAACCCGCGCGGGGCGGGCAGTTAAAAAACTCTCTTTAGGCGTCGAGCGTAAGCCAGACGCGATAAGTTTGGCCGCCGAGGAAGAGCTCTTTCTCTTCCGTTTTGCCGGTATGCCCAGCAACAAACTCGCAGCGCTGCACCTTCCAGCCAGCGACCTCAAGATCGGCCCGGTGTAAGGTGTCGTGGATCACGTTAAGAAGCACCTTAAGGCTCTTGCGCGACCGCCCTTTCGTCCAGGCAAACAGATCGAAACCCATTTCAATAATCAGGTCGTCGCCCTTGTCTGGCTGGGGATAGCGGATCTCGTCGTCGCCGATCGCCACATAGGGCGGCGCAGCGTTGTCGGGGATCCAGTCATAAAGCTTGGCGCCCTCAGCCTCGATCGCCGGCTTGAGCAGGGCATAAACAGCGGCTTGAACCGCGAGGCTAGGCTCAGCCATGAGAGAGGCTCCTGAAAGCTTGGTTGATCGCGCGAGCAATCCTCGGCGTTAAATATTTGGCGTGCTTCTCAAAAGCCGGCAGCAGAAACGGCCGCGCCCTCATACCCGAGGATCCGCGCCGCTGGCCGCCGCCGCGAGCACCACCCGAGATCATTCGGGCCGCGTTGGGCTTGGTGCCAAATTCGAGGAACTTGCCGTAAAAACCTTTGCGGTTGGCCTTCTTGCCCCGCAGGCCGATCTTGGCCGAGAGGCCGTCGCGCCCAACCTTGAACGAGAGCAGACGCGCCAGGTTGCCGGTATCTTTCGGAACCTTGGAAACCGCTTCCCAATAAATCACCTCGGCGGCGTGCTCGATCTCCTTGCGAACCGGATCGCGGATCACGTCGGGCAAACGCCGAAGCTTTTGCCGCAACCGATTAACATTGCGAAAGCCGCGATTTCGCCGCGCAACCCCGCTCACGAGATCTCGGTCGCCAAGACCGTCAAAATATCGCGATAGCCGGTCTCGTCAGAAAGGCGGCGGATTTCATAAGTCACACCACCCCACTCAAGCCGGTGCGCGATCGAGAGATCGGTGCGAAAGCGCACCTCAAAGCGATAGGTCATGCGCGAGGCGAGCTGGCCGGCCTCAACAGCCTGGCCGCCACCTTCAGGCGTGACCTTAGCAAAACACTCAGCCAGCGGGGAAAAGGCACCCTCATCGCCGCCCAAGCCATCGTCGAGCTGGTCTGGCACCATAAAGATCACCCTCTCGCGCATTTGCCCAAGCGATACAGCCATATCAACAAACCTCGTAAACCAAGAAAGGCGAAAGCAGCGCCGCAGCCGAGCGCGGCACCTTGTTGGAAATTGTCCCGATCACCACCTCTTCGCGATGGCGCTCCCAATGAGCGATCGTTAAGCGGCAAGCCTGGACAAGCGGGGCAGGGATGGCGTCGGTCGAATACCCCGCCTTGAACTCAATCTGGACCGAGCCGGTCGCCGCCTGCGCGGCAGGCCAAGCTCCACCCGGCAACGGCTCAACCCAACCATGGGTCGCCGTCGGCCCCGAAGGCGCGAACACTTTAAAATCAGTATCCTCAACAAGGATCTGAGGACTGCCGTCACTGTCGGTGTAGGTAATTTCCTCGATCGAAATCAGCGGCGGCTTTGGCAAATAGATCCGCGCCGCACCGGACGGGAACCCGTCAAGATTAGCGCGCCAAGTCTGCTCGACAACAGCGCGGCCCGTTATGACCTCAATCTCAGCAGACGCCGAGACGACAAGCTCATCGACATATTCATCATCATCCGCCGAGGTGAGGCGACAATGATCCTTAGCAGCAGCCGTCGAAAGGAGGGCCGCCGCCGGCGCAGTAACAAGCTCGAGAAACATCGCAGCCGCTCCACAAAAAAATGAAATAAAAAAAATGGAAAAAGGCGAGGGACCGCGAACGCCGTTCGCAGCCCCGCCGCTTAAAGAATTACCGAGACTTATTTTCGGGCGCGGACCCTTTGGCCTTAGCCTCTTTCTCAGGAGTCGTCTCTTTGGCCTTACTTTCCTTGGCCCATTCGTTCTCAGCGAACACAACGGCCAATTCTTCGGGCAAATCATAGACCTCGCCCTCTTTGTAAGTGCGGGTCTTGCGATCGCCCGGATCGCCTTTTTTCGTTGCTGTCATTTCGACGCGAACGAGCTTTGCTTTCTCAGCCATTTGAAAACCTCAGTGGTTAGAAATTCTCGGCGGAAAAGGAAGAGAAGGGCGGCCAGCGGCCGAGAACACCAGCCACCCCTCAATGCACTCCGCTTATTAGGCGGAGATTTTCAGAAGCTTGATCGCACGGTCCTCGACCACCTTGCCGCCGGTACGCTTGCGCACATAGAACAAGACATATCCAGGAACAGAGATCGCATTGACCGTGATGCGAATGCCGTGGCGATCGGTGATCAAGTAACCTTCCTTGAAGTCGCCAAAAGCGAGCGGGAAGGCATTGGCGCCGACGTCGGACATTTCTTCGTTTTCAACCAGGCCGTGACCCATCAAGGTCGAAGGCTGGCCGAGGACAAAAGAAGGCTGCCAGAGATAGTTGCCCTGGCCGTCCTTGAACTTACGAATGCGGCCAACCGTCGCCCGGTTCGCCATCCAAATGGCATTGGCCCGGTAACCAGGAGCCAAAGCAGTCTGGACGTCGATCAGCGCGTCGGAAGGGTCCGAGGCAGCAAAATCAGCAGCAGCACCAGAGGCGATATATTCAAGGACGCCAAAAGCGCGGCTGTCGTCAGCCGTTGCAACGGGAGTGCCGTCAAGGAAACCGGTCGGCTTCTTGGTACCGTCACCGACAGTAAAGGCATTGCCCTCACCCTTCGCCAGGGAGCGGACAGACTTGCGCAGGAGCCAGGCCTCGACATTAAAGAAAATATCGTCGAGGGCCTCCTCGGTCGTCTTAGGGTAGGCGTAGACCGTACCCTGAGACGGGGCGACCTCTTCCAGGGACGAGGTATCAGTCTCGCTGCGAGCGTCGGTCTCACCCGCCCAACCGTAGGTGTCGCCGTTCGTGTCGACGATTTCTTTATAGTCAGACGTGCCGACTGTAATCACCTGCGAAACCTGTCGCATCGGCGAGATATCGACAACTCGCTCATTAATCGCGCTGGAAAGCTCCTCGGGAACCCCATGACCGCCATCGGCCGCGACGGTCGTTTGCACGGCCTTCGCCTCGGCGGCAAGCTTTTCAGCGACGTGAAGTGATTGCTTTTTGTCCGGGTTGTATGGATCGCGAACCCAGGCGTCGAAAGCCGTTTTATGAGCGATCGCCTCATCGGAAAGCTCAGCGACACCACCACCAGCACCGGGGCGGTTCAACTTTTTCCAAAGATTATCGAGATCGGACTTCAAGCCGGCATATTTGTCGAGCTCGGTGTTGATCTTGACGAGCTTCTCGTCGAGCAGAGGATCAGCCTGGCCGCGCTTTTCGACCTCGCCGATCCGCTCGTCGTTCGCTTCCTTAAATTCGGAGAAGGTTTTGCCCAGACCATCAAGAACAGTCTTGAGCTGATCGAGGGTGACGTCGCCGTCCTTGGTCTCGATCGCAAAGCCATCGGCATGACCTCGAGCCAGGAAGGCCAGATAATCAGCAGAAGGGGAGGCAACAGCCGGAGCGGCAGCCAGGAGAGACATGGCGGAAACGCCGGCGAGTAGAGATTTACGCATTTTTAAATGCTCCTGTATGAGAGGGATAACTGCGCGGAAAGGTTACGCGCGCAGCAGGTTTTCAAAGCGCTCGACACTTTCGAGCAATGCCTTTGCCTCGGCGTCGCCAGGATCCCCCTCACGCGCCAGGTCTTTAAGCCGAGAGATCAAGCTCTCAGCCTCGCCTCGAGAAAAGCCCGCATCCCGCAAGACCGTCTCGACGTCGCGGACGGTCGAGATCGCCTCGATCGCCCCCTTGATATCGGCGACCTGCGCAGCCTCATTAGCCGGGAAGGTCACAAGCGAGATTTCCCAAAGGTCAATCTCGGTGAGAGTGCGGACGTTCTCGTCGACGTCGTCCTCATATTTCTTGGTTATAAAGCCGATCGACAGCCCGCCCATGGCGCCCATCTTCAAAAGCTCATAGGCCTCGGCGCCGCGCACGGTTGCCGTGGCGAGCTGGCCCTCAACATAGAGGCCGTGCTCGTCCTCTTTCATTTCTTTGTAAACACCGATCGGCTGGTCGGCGCGGTGCTGCCAAAGCATGGCGGGCAGGGTGCCCTTGGCTTTGTGCTGCGCCAGACTGGCCTCAAAAGCGCCCTTGGCAACGACGTCGCGATAACTGTCAATCACGCCAAACACCGAGCCATAACCAGAAAACTCACCGGATTTTTTGAGGCTCTTAATCTCAAAAGGCACGTCGAGCCGCTTGCGCTCAAGATTGCTATTTTTCAGTCGCATCGGTAGGCACCTCTTTGTCTGGATCCGTGGTCATATTGAGCGGGGTCAAAGGTTCGTCGAGGCCGTCGAGCGGGTCGAGATCCTCGAGCTCGCGCACCTCGTTGCGGGTCAACCAACCCGCCGAGATCCCTTTGTTGTAAAATTCACCGCGATCTTTGGCAGTGCCGCGCAGCAGCGCGTTTGCGTTGTGCTTGGCATATAGATCCGGAGCATTCCCCAAGAGGGTCGCGTCGATCTTTTGCTCCCAACGTTCGAGCCAAGGCGCCAGCGTATGGGTGACATGAGCCATAAAGAAGCTCTCGGCCGAGGCGTAAGTCGCCGTCTTGTCGGCGTGGCCGATCATTTGGGGGAACACTTTGAAGGCGCGACAGACCTCCTCGATCTGGAGCCGCCGGGTCTCAATCGTTTGACTGTCCTCAGCCGAATAACCCAAAGGCTTGAACTCGGCGCCATTGTCAAAAATCGCCGTTTTATACCAGTCCGAACCGTGAGCCGCCTTCCAAGCCTTGGCGAGCGACTTCGCTGCCTCAGCCTTGAGCGGGCTCGGCGTGACAATCTGCCCAGCCGGGCGACCGCCGCGACCGTGATATTTGGCCTGGCCGGCTTCCGTAACCGCCGCCAACCCGATCGCCTCGCGGGCGAGCTTAGTAATCTCGAGAGCCGAGACCCCATCCCAAGACGGGCCACGTAAATGAAATATATCGGCCTGCGGAGCGATAAGCTCGCCGCCATCCTCCAGGCGGATCGTATAGGTCAGCGTCCAGTCAGCGTTTTGTTTCCAGCTCACCCGACCAGGCAGCAAAGGCAGAAGCTCGAGCGGCTCGTTGCGCGGGCCTCGATTGATCCAGGCGAGACCGCCACAACCAAGCGCGGCGTGCATAGAAAGCCCCTCGCGGAACTCAAACGCTGTTTGAAAATCATTAGGGCGCCGATAGAGCAGGCGATGAACATCAAGATCTTTTGCGACCTCCTTGCCACGACCTTTCTCGCGGAAAATCTTGAGCGGGAGCTGAGCACAACCCTCGGCGATCACCCGAACACAAGCCAGAACCGTCGTGATCTGGAGCGCCTGCAAAGGCGTCACCTTGCGACCCGAGGCAGTCAAAACCAGCTCGTCGTCGAGCGCCGCGATCACCTCCTCGATCGTGCGAGCAGCCTTCTCCTCCTCAATAGAAAGAGCGTCCGCCTCGAGGTCGGTCGCGCCACTCTTGCCAAACGGCCAAAAATCCATGAGAGCCGAGCCTCCTTTAGGCGACGACAAGCTCCTCGTCTTCGAGGTAGCTGCCCGATTGATCTTCCTGGTGAACCAAGGCCCGTCCGAGCGCCATGATCAGCGCGACGATCCCGTCGATCTTGTCGCCCGACTTTGACTTGTCCGGCTTGAGGTTGCCCGCCGGGTCTTGCCAGGCGACGGCGTTGGACGCCATCCAGGTCAAGACCGGGTTGCCCCCATGGGCCAACAAGTGGCCCGGCAAAAAGCGCTCAGCGAGCTCGCGGCACGGCGGGCTCATGCTGGCGTAACCCTGGCGGAACGTAACCATCTCGTGACCGTCGGCCATAAGCTGAGTGACGAGCTGCGAGCTGTTCCAAGCATCGAAGGCAATTTCTTGAATGTTGAACCGCTCGGCCAGCGGCCGCTCAGCGTCGATATACTGCGAAACGAAAGACAGACCCTCGGGCTCGCGAGCGAGCTGAGCGAAAACCTGCTTGCCCGAGATCACCGCGCGGATCACGTCATAGTCGACCACGTTGCCCTCAGTGGCGATCATGTGGCCCTCGCGGACCCAAAGATCGTAAGGCACCCGATCCTTGCGAGCACGCTGAGCAACGCCGTCGGCCGGGCAAAAATGCCGGGCCACAACATGCCAGGGCTCGCCAGTCTCAATCGGCGGAAAGAGCAACACCAGCGCCGTGATATCGTTGCGGCTCGAAAGATCGAGGCCCGCGAAACAATCACGCCCCTCAAGTGCCTCCTCATCGACCTGAGTGGCACAAAGACGCCAATCAACCATTGGCAGCCAGCGGGTTGCCTGCTCGGTCCAGATCGACAGGTGAAGGCGCTTAAAAGCGTTCTCAGCCGACGGAACGACACCGGCCTTCTTTGCCTCCTTGCGGACGTAGTCGACGCCGATCGTTTGCCCGAGGCTCGGATTTGCTTGCGCCCAAACCCGAGGGTCGGAGATATCAGCATCCGGATCCGCAGCAAAGATGATCGGCAGAAATTCAGGATCCTCGAGATCGCCGTCGCGGACTTGCTTGGCGTATTCGTGCTGCTCATAGCAAAACGATAGCCGGTCAAAGCCCGAGGTGGTGATCAGCAGCTCAAGCGGTTGAGCGCGAGCGCCGGTCGAGGTGTGGAGCGTGTCGTATAGGTCGCGGTGAGCGAAGGTATGGACCTCATCGCCAATGATGCAAGAGGCGTTAAGGCCGTGCTTGGTGCCGGCCGAGGAGCTCAACACCTGATAACTCGAATAGCTTGGCGGGCCGAGGGTGATGGCCCGAGCAAATTCCCGAGAGCGCATCGCCAGCTCTTGGCTCTGCGAGCGCATCCTCTTTGCCTCAGTGTGCGCGAGAGCGGCCTGCTTGGTGTCACTGGCGAAGCTGTAAACCTCAGCACCGACCTCATGGTCAGCAAAGGTCATGAGCAGCCCGACACCGGCAGCGAACCCCGTCTTGCCGTTCTTGCGCGGCACCTCGATATAAACAATCCGAAAACGTCGCGTTCCGTCGGCGCGCTTCCAGCCAAACATCACCCGAAGGGTGGCAGCCTGCCAGGTCAGCGGATCAAAAGGCCGCCCAGCCCACTTGCCCTTAGTGTGGCGCAGGTAGCGCTTGAAAAAGAAAACCGCCCGATCGGCGGCGCGTTCGTCGAAGTAGTGCCCCTCAGGCGCCGTCTCTTCAGCCCAGCGATAAAGGTTCTCTGCAAACTGGACAGCATAAGCCTCAGCGAGCTCGGCGATCTCCACGTCCGTCGCCTCATGGCCGGGAAATTTTTCGATTATTTTCTCAATGGATTTTCCCAGCCTCGCCAAAGATCTCGTCCTCCGAGAAGCCCTCGTCGTCACTCAACGCTAGAGAGTTAGGGTGATCTTGCGAGGGCCAGCCCTCAGTACCAGGTAACTGCGGCGCCGGAGGAGCCGCCCCCTGAGCCGCACGACCGCGAGAGGCTGGGGTCAACCCAAACTCACCGGCGAGCTGGCGATACTCCTTGCGCGCTTCCGCAGCGATCGAGATCGCCGGGTTCTTGCGCATGATCCCGCCTTTTTTGTAGGTCATACCGTCACGCTTGACCGAGGTCTCAGCCTGGCGCCATCGGTCATAGGCCGAACAGAGCGCCTCAAAAGCCCCGAGATCGAGCTCGGTTAACAGCCCCAGGCGCGCAAGCTTAGGAACAAGCTCTTTCCATTTCCGCTTGCCATGCTGCCCCAACCAAGAAGGCGGCGTCGGCGCACCAGCCCGCTCGGGCTGAGGCTCGTCCTTCGGCAAGGGCCGTTTACCAGGATTGCCCGCCGCGATCTTGGCAGCCGTCGGCTTAGGTCGTCGGCCAGCCATGGGCAAAACCCTCCTGCTAGGAAAATTATTTTTTCATTTCGCGGCGGTAAAAAGGTGACTACCCAACCGGTCAAGGCGCGGCAGGCTGTAGAGATTTAGCCCCCCCTCCCCCTGGAAGGGCCGAAGCGGCCGTCCTCGCGGGCGGTTTTCCGATCGTGGCAAATTTTGCAAAGAGACTGGAGGTTGTTCCAGTCGAGGCGGAGAGCGTCGTCACCCTTGTGAGGCTTGATATGATCGACCGCCTCAACTGCCTCGGTGCGACCATGCGAGGCGCACTCGACACACAACGGGTTCTCTTCGATATAGGCAGCCCGCAGCTTGCGCCAGTCGTGACCATAGCCACGCTTAGCCGACGAACCGCGTTCGCGATCCAAGACCTGGCGGCGCTCGCGCTGGTGCTCAAGGCAAAAGCGGCCATGAGTGAGTAGAGGGCAACCAGGGTGGTTACACGGCTTGGCTGGGCTGCGAGGCAAAGGCGCCTCCGAAAAAGAGAACGGCCCACCGGAAAGGGCAGGCCGTTCATAAGTTTAACAGGGAGGCTTTACGTCTGGGAGACGTTGGGGGCCTCAAGGCACCCAAGCTCTCAAGCCATAAGAAAACCCGCCTGATCGTGATGATCGGCGGGCTGACCCATTCCTCGAGAGATAGTGAATTGATACCTTAACCTGTCCTGTGTGTCAACAACCTGTATCCAGAGGCCTACTCGCCCCCAATATCTTGCGGCTGGCTGGGGAGCGGGCAGCCCTCTCGGGCAAGCTGGAAAATGTGCAGGGCGGCACGGAACTCAACAAGCAGAGAGCCAGAGCGCAGGGAGAAAGCGCGCTCCATTGCCCGGAAGCCCTGGCGCTTGGTGATCAGATTATCAAACACGTCGGCCAAGGTGCGGCCCTCATCAAAGGCCGAGAGCTTATGGCGCCGAGCCCCGACGACCACCGTCGCAATGTAACCGCGCCAATCAGCAAACACCCGACGGCTCGCTTGAGGGATGGGATCGGGCGAGGCTTTCGGTGTGGTCGGAGCGCTGGCGCTGGTATCGACCCTTATCGCCTCATAATCAATGGCGGGGATATTGTGGCTAAAGCCCTGCGACCAGAGGTCAACGATATCAACCAGGTTCTTGCGCTCGACTTCGGAGAGCTGCGGGCTATTGATTATCAGCTTGAGAGGATCGGGGCCACGTCGCGAGGCTCCCCGGTCCATAGTGATCGCCGCGCTGATTGCTTCCGCCGTCTCGATATATCCGCTCTTCTTGAGAGCCTTTGCCATACGCTTTGCAGCACGGCGGCCCTCGTCGGTCTTGCCGACCTGCTCGAAGAGCTTCACGGCCTGCGCCCTTGGAATACTGATTGCCTCACTCATACCTGAAAACCCCTGTTTGTGTCAGCGTGCCAACCCTGTGTCGGTCTTGTGTCGGCTTTTGTGTCAGCGCTAGACCGCAGAAACCCTACCTCCTTCTTCTCTTCTCTTTTGTTTGACACAAGAAAGAGAGAAGAGAGAGGTTGTTTGAATACGTGCAGGCGCACCTCTCCTGTGGTGCCCCCCTGTGTTTGTTGTGTCAGCGGTGTCAAGTGGCCTGAGCGCCCCGGTGAGCGGGCCTTTGGGCTGACACAAGCCTTGACACAAAAGCCAGGAGGCTCGGCCGATCTGTGTCGTAAGCCTTTAACTTGAAGAGACCGAGGGAAGAGGGGGGGCGGGGGAGAAGGGGCTATCATGCCTCGACCTCCCCTTGAGCTTGAGGAGGCTCGTCGGGCACCACGACCGGGCGAGCGTCGGCCAAAACTTCGAGCGGGATCCGGACACCGCGCGATCGGACCTGGCCGAAAAATATCGCATTGGGGAGCCGCTCGGGCGATCCTTTGGGCGTTTCCATTTGTGGCAGCACTTTGCGCCAGCCTGACTTTGCCCAATCCGTGCCCTTGAAAATCTCCTCAAGGCCCGGATGGTTGTCAGCGATCACAATCTCGCGGCGATAAGGATCCTCGGCAACGGGCCGGATCAAAATTCCATATTCATCTTTGAGAGCCGTGGCGATCCAGTCAGCGCCGCGACCGCCATCGGCAATCGTCTTGAGGATCGACCCGAGGACCATCTCGCTTTGACCAATCCGAACGCGCCGCCCAACCAAGGCAGCCCAACAACGCGCCGAGGCCGATTGACCGCCGTCACCCTCGCGGGCCTCACTAATCAAAACCGTCTCAATCCATTCCTTAAGTTGGGGAGACGCGGCGGCCGCGCCCGAATGAGCCAGCGCCGAGGCGGCGGCAAGAATAATCGCCAGCGCATCGCTGCGCCGACCATCAAGCCCGCCCTCAACCAATTGCCGGCGGATCAATTTGAACCCCTGGCGGACAATTGGGTAAGCCGAATAAAGTCGGTGACGAAGGGCCGGCCCGACGGCGCGGATCTCTTCCAAAGACGTCTCGAGATATTCGATCGCCTCGGCGGTTGGCGACATGCGACGGAACTCAAGCATGATATGCCGGTTTTCGTCGGCGTCCTTCATTGGCGGCGGCTCGACCGAGCCAAACAAAAAAGAGGCCTCAATCTTGCCGGTGCGACCCTCGGCTCCCCCCAAAGCAAAATTGCCTCGATTAGGCTCGAAAGCCGCCCGCGCCATTTCTAAAATATTGGTCGAGTTGTTGTTGTTCTCACGGACCTCAAATTCATCAACAATCACCGGCAAAGCGAAGCGATGATCAGAGAGCTCGTCGCGGATCCCCGCATAGGTCGCTTTCTCATAGCGTAAAGCTAAATCGCCGGTCACCGCCTCGATAAGGTCGAAATAGTGCGACTTGCCCGATCCCGAAGGGCCGACCGCCGAACCTGGCGGGCGGCGAGGCAGGGCTTGCGGCAAGACTTGGCAGGCGATAAGGCCGAAAGCCAAAATAGGATCAAGCATCGGATCGGACCACGCCCAAGAGGTCAAGAGCTGGCGGATCTGCGCGATCGCCTTGTCGTCGGCCGGTTTGCCGGCGGGCAAATCGCGGGGCGGTTGGGCCGCATAAAGAAACCCGCCGATTTCTGTTCCGGCAGGAATGGAGCGAACCTCTTTTAGGGCCTCGCCCTCAAAAACATAGTGGCGAAGTTCAGCCCCACCATGGACGACCAGGCCGCCCTCGCCATCATCCCAAACCCCCGCGCCTCGCCAGGATCTATCGGCGTCAAAAATTCCCTTGTGATGGGCCTCGCGGATCAAGGCCGCATTGAGAGCCGAGAGATCAAACGGGGTTTTAGGTGCATTACGACCGCCACTGGCCGGAGGATAAAACTCTGAGGGCCAGGCAACCTTGCCGCCAAATAAATCGAGGATCCCGTTAAGGGTCAAAGTCCGACCGCTAAACTGGCGGAACTGGCGGGCAGCGTCGGTGAAAAAGTAAGACCCGGCGGCATGGCCGAGGATCTGGATCGGACAATTGGGCGGCAAAGTAGAACCGAGAACCCCTTGGGCGTCGAGAGCGTCGCGCACGTCGTTCTCGCTCATTGGTCGGCACCCATCAAAAGATCATTGAAATCCTTGCCCTCGGGCGGGATCTTGGCTTCGATATGGAGGCCGCCGCATTCTTGGGGCTTCTCTTCGGCCAGGCGGGCGGTGAAATCCCAAAGCGCCTTCTCAATTGCCTTGCGCGCCGGGCTCCCCTCTTTATCGCCATCGGCGCAAAGAAAGAGGTTTTGAAGGCCGCCGATCAAAGGTTGATTAATGAAATTCCCCACCGAGCCAACGGCCCAAACGGCCCAATCTGGTTTAACCTTCAAAATTGATAAGCCCGTTTCAATCCCCTCACATAAAGCCAGGGTCGAAGGCAGCGGCCCGCGCGGGCCAGAGAGACGGATCGCCCCGCCGCGCATGGAGCCGAGCATCATTTTTGCGGGCTGGTGATTGATCTTTTTAAACCAACCACGAATTTCACTTTCAACCAAAAAGGTCCGGTGGATCCCCATAAAATTCCCCTCAGCGTCTTGAACTCCTGCGACCATGGCCGGGAAGGATTGGCCCGAGGGCGAATGCAAAAGATTTGGGTGATATCGCAGAGCGGCCGGGCAAGCAATTTGGATCCGGCGATAATTGAGATACCCCTGAGCGGGCGACTGAGCACCGGGGAGAGTTTCATCCCAAATAGCGCGGGCCTTAGCTTGTTTCTCCGCACCTTCCTCGGCGGCCTTTTTATCGCGGGCCGCCTTCCTGGCTGCCAGATCAGCCTTGCGCTGAGCCTCAGCCTCCTTGTCGGCTTTGGTTTTTGGTTTGCGTTTGCCGCCGGTCGAAACCGGCAGGCCGAGAAACTCTTTAGCCCGGCGGATCGCGCCGCCATTGTCCAGGCCCTCAACAATCTTGATAAGGTCGATCAGGTTGCCGCCGCGATCAGCGGCAAAGTCACGCCACCGCCCGGCATACTGCCCGGAGAGCGGGACCGAGACCTGGTCTTTCTTGCCCGTTTCGAGGCCTGGCGCCATCCAGCGCGGCCCGGTGCGCTTGCCCAGCGGCAAGAACTCACGGCAAACGGCCTCAGCCTGAGCCGTCAACAGATCCGCCACCTCAGCAAAAGAGAGATCGTCGCTCATGCCCGCCCCCCTAAAAAGGTGTGTATTGCACACACTTTATTGTTGACGGCTGCCGAGGAGTGTGTATAATACACACATAAGCAACGAGGAACGAGGAAATGAAAAACAGTCGCCAGATCATAAAAGCCTTGAGAGCCGACGGTTGGCAGAAAGTGGGGCAGGTTGGGGATCACGTCCAGTTTAAACACCCAACAAAAAAAGGCCGGGTTACGGTCACCCACCCAAGAAAAGACTTCCCAATCGGAACGCTCAAGAGCATCGAGAAACAGGCGGGGATCAAGCTCTAAGGAGCCCCCCGCCGAGGCGGCGGACCAATCAATCAAACACAAATTGAGATCAAAACAATGAAACAGACCTATATCGCGATCATTCATAAAGACCCCGAGAGTGACTTCGGGCTGTCCTTCCCCGACTTTCCCGGCTGCGTCACCGCAGGCGATAGTTTTGAGGAGGCGGCCAGTGAGGCCGAGGAGGTGCTCAAGTTTCACATTGCCGGCATGAGCGCCGATGGTGAGGAGATCCCCGAGGCGTCGAACTTTGATTTTGACCTGGCCGACGAGCCAGGCTTCGTTGGCGTGACCCTTATCGAGGTCGACGTGCCGGGCCGCAAAGAGCGATACAACGTCACCCTCGACGTCGGCTTGGTCGCTCGCATCGACGAGGCGGCCGGTAAAGGTAAACGATCGGATTTCTTGGGCCAGGCGGCCGAAGAGAAATTGGGGAGGGGTTAGAATATTATGAAGAAGTTTGAAGATCAGATTGCGTTCTGGGCGAGGGCAGGGGCGGCCGCTAACGGCACAATTGTCTTGACCCTGATCAGCGCGGCAGCCGGGTTTAGCGCGGACTGCGGAAGTTTTTCGGGTATTCTGCTTGGTCTGATCAAGTTCCCAGCGATCGGCTTCTTGGCCGGGCTGGCTGGGGAGGCTCTTTTTGGGCTGTCGTTGCGAATTGAGGCCTATCACGGCGGGAGCCGAACGGTTGGTGAAGCCGTTGCCGGGGTTGGCGGTGCAAGTGCTATAGCCGTTTGCTGGTTTAATGCGGTGCTGCACGCCTGGAATGCCGATAGTCTTGCTGAGCTTTTTGAGGCGGCCTGCCCCTAACCCCTTAGCCAAACAGGTCGCCACGACCGGCGCGGTGAAAGGCCTCTTCCCAGCCCTTGGCGAGGCGCTCGTCGCGCTCAGCGGCGGCGGCGGTGCTACAATCGAACATCCAGAGCCAGCTCTTTTTAAGGGCTGGCTCTTCTTCTGTGAATGGGCAAACGCTGCGAGGTTGTTTCGCCAGCACCGCGCCTGCGCCCGAGTAGAGGGCGAGAACGCTCGATTGCTTTTCTCTAGCGAGGGCTGCCCACCCTTGCCAGTCGTCTCGGTCTGGGCAAGGGTCATTGTGGTGGCTTCCCATCTTCTTCGCTTCCTATGGTGAAAAGCACGCCGCTCGCCGTCTTGAGCAGCACCGAGGCCTCAAAGGGCGTCATGGTGATCACTCGATCCAGCGCGTCGAGATCCAGCGCGATCTTGCCGCTGTTCTGCCACTCCAGGCGCATAGCGCCGGCCAGGCGATGGGTCAGCTCGAGCAGGCCCTCAAGGGTCAGCTCCATGAGATCCTCTTGCTCCTCGCGGGTCCAACGCCTGAGCGTTAGGGTGTCGCCGTTGGATGCGATCATATATTCGCATGGGCTCATTAAAAGGCCTCCGCAAGCGGCCGGATAGGGGGCAAGCCCCGCGATTGGCGGTGGACATTGCCGCGCTGGACGAGCTGGTGAGCCGTGAGGCCGTGCAGGTTCTCAAGGCAATAAAGGCCCGGCTTAACATCCTCATCGACTCGCAGGCCTTGCCCCTCCAGCCATGCCTTAAGGGCGGCGAAGGGGTCGGCGGCGGCTTTTGTGCCGAGCGGCTTGGCGCGCTCTTCCGAGAGCGGTTGGCCGTGGATCAGCTCGAAGGCCAGGGCGTAGGTGTCGCCATAGCGCGAGCGAAGAGCGTCAACCTGGCCGCTGCTCAGCTTGTTGATCCGCGCCGTCTCAGCACGATTTGAGCTCAAGGCGAGCTGATAAAGCACCGAGGCGATCCGCTTAAAAGAATAGGCGCTGCGCCGCCCTCGGTTGATTGCCAAGGTCTGGCGGCGGGTGGTCAGGTGATCGGTCAGCTTGCGAATGATTTGGCGGCGCTTTCGGTCGGCCGCGCCGTTTTGTTCGGCTTTTTGTTGCATGGTTTTCCCCTCCCCAAAAATGGTGACTAGTAAGTCGCGGCGGCTTGAATAACGATCGCTTCAATGATCCCAGCCAAAACCCCCGCAACAATTGCGGCAGCTAAAATCCCTGAAAGGATTTGCTTGGCGGCGTTCATAGGCTGGCTTCCTGGCGGACGGCGCTCTCAACGTCTTTGATCTCGCGGATTGAGGTCTCGATCAGGGCGATCAGGGCCAGGCCTTCTTGGCGCGAGATATCGCTGCCCCCAGAAGAGTTTTCGTCCTTGGCCTGCAAAAGAGCCGAGGCAACGTTGCCGAAGGCCCCGTCGGCCTGGAGCTTCTCGAGAAACACATCACCAATCGGTTTTTTGGGGGCGGCCTGGCCGGTTAGGGCTTCGAGCTGCGAGCGATAGACGTCAAACAAAGGCGTCTCACCTGTTTTCTGAAATGTCGCCGTGTCGAGCAGCAGGGCCAGGCTCATCGGCGGGCTGTCGGGGCGCTCCGGGTTTCCCCAGGCGTAAACACTGCCCTCGGTGCGCGAGGTCACCAGTGCGGCGATCTTGGTGCCGAGGATCTGCAAGACCCGGTGCATTGCGCCCGAAAGCGTGCCGGGGTCGGCTTGGTGCTGCAAAGTCACTGTGAAAAACTCCAGCGGTTGAAATGGAATGGTGCTGCCCCAATGTGAAAAGCTCTCCCCATAACAACGGGAGAGCGAAGCATGACGGCAGAGCAGGAAGGCGTTGAAACAGACACGGCGGCACTGGCCGCCTTAGCGCGAGAGCTCGCCGAGAAACACCCCGGCAAAAGAGATCTATTCGAAGGCTTGGCCGAGCTCGCCGAAATCATTGGGCGCACTCCAGATAGTCCGCCGCAAAGCGGGCTGTGAGGCGGGCTTTCAAGTCAGGCATTGACGGCCTCGTCGATCTGAAAGGCGGCCGGGATAATCCGCTCGAGCTGGACGATCGTTTCTTTTGTTGGGTTCCAGCCAGGCAGATCCATGGCGCGAAGGGTCGTTTTATTGATCCCTGCCTCGGTCGCAAGGCGGGTGAAGCCCCAACTCTTGTGGGTCTTGAAAGCCCGAATGCGCTCTATAGTGCGTTCTGTGTCAGTCATGCGACAAGAATATGCAATATAATGCACATGTCAACACGAAAGGTGCAAAAAGATGCAGGTGAGTTTTTTGGTAAATGGTGACAGTGTATAGATATGCAAATATACGATCCCGAAACACGTCGTGAGGCGCTGCGGCGCTTTATTGAGGCCAACAAGATCAAGGTTACCGTTTGGTGCCGCGAGGCGGGTGTCAGTAACGGCAGCGTGCGGGCCTTTCTAAAAGGCGACAGCAACTCGCTCACAGACAAAACGCTGACCAAGCTTGCTGGTGCGAGCGGCGTAAGTGTAGGTGTGTTGACGGGTGAGGCCGAGGCCCTAAGTCGCGCCCAGGACGGGGCGCGGCAGCTTGAAAACGCCTTTACTGACCGGGAGGTTATCAAGGCCGTCGTCGAGCAGATGAAAGGCAGCGGTAGAACGGTCCCGGTTTACAGCGCGGCGGTTTGCGACCCCGCCTGTGGAACTGCTGGGCTTGTTCATGCGGCAGCTCTTTTCATTGACCGGCAAAGCGAAAGCGCCAGGGCTAATATGGTGGTGGGGCTGGAGAGCTTTAAGACGGCGTTTATCTTTAGTGTTGCAGGGAACGCAATGTCACCGCGCTACGAGGCAGGTGAGGGGGTGGCAGTTGCGAGCGACCCCTTGATTGAGCCGGGGGATCACGTCCTTTTTGGCCTTAAGGATCCTGTTGGCGCGTCGCTCTTTGCGCGCTTTGACGGTGAGGGCGAGGGGCAGGCTTCCTTTCATCAGTATGGGCCGGGGAGTGGTCGTGACTTTCAGGTCGGATCTGAGCTAATTGGTGAGCGCCTAAAGGTTATTGAAGGCGCGCAGCTCCTCGGGCTCTAGCGAACGCCGTTCGCGGGTTAGTTGATTACCATAGTAATCATTGCGTCCCATGGGTTGACAGCCTTTTTGCAACCCCCTAATGTTCGCGCCAAGATCCTACTCGCAAGAGGCGGGCGGGATCGGGGGTTCCGTTACCACACAGACCCCCAATCGACCCTTTCCCAGAATGGGCCAGCCTTAACCATCGGTCATGAGCCGAAGGACAAGGCCCACGCCGCGCGAGCTCGCGCGGGAACTAAATGGGGAAGGGTAGGAAGTGAAGTCAAGCCAAGCTGGCGATTTTAAAGCCATAAGAACCCACCCGGCGCGACCGCTCGCGTCGGGGTTGGAAAATATCACCATCATTAAAGCGCCCTGCAATGGGCTTGCGCCCCGCGTCGCGGCGGGGGAGATCGTTGCGATCGATCCAGGCCGGGCAGCGCAGGCGGGGGACGATGTTTTCATTCGGTGGCGAGGATATGAGCAAGGGCGCCTGGCGCGACTTGTGTGTCGCTGCGCTGGGGGTGCGGTGATCGGGGGGTTGAGGGGGCAGCCTTTAACGAAGGTCGAGCGCGGGCAATGCCTGGAGATCGTGAGGGTGATATCAATTTCACGATTGATAATTCAGGGTCACAGCAAAATGTAAAAATTAAAATAAGCATTTAAATGCACTTTCGCAGTTGACAGATGCAATAAAATGCACAATCCTCCCTCTCAACAAACACACGTTGAAAGGGAGAGACCTCAATGCCACACCCCACGGACAAGCACGTCGGCTTTCGGGTGCGCCAGCGGCGCATGAGCCAGCGGATCAGCCAGCCCAAGCTTGGCGCGGCCCTCGGCGTTTCGTTTCAGCAGGTCCAAAAGTATGAGAACGGCGCCAACCGGATCGGCGCCTCTAACCTCTACGGGATCGCTAAAGCCCTAAAGGTCGAGGTCGGGTATTTCTTCGACGGCCTTGAGGAAACCGGCAACGGCAAAACTCTCGACGCCTTCACCGACCCGCACCTCCTGCGCCTCGGCGGGTGCTGGGCTTGGATCCCCGACAAAATCCGCAAGCACCTGATCGGCCTCGCCGAAGCCGCCGCCCGCGCGTCAGGCTGGCCCGGCCCCGCGAACGCCGTTCGCGAAGAGCCAAGAGGGGAGGGCTGATCATGGGACGCCCAAGCAAGCTAAGTGAAGAGACAAAAACACAGATCATTGAGGCCAAGCTCGAGAAGGGCCAAACCCTCGTCGCGATCGCCAGGAAGTTTGATATCTCCAAAAGCCGCGTCTCAGATATTGTTCGCGAGCATGAGGCCCGCTCGGGCAGCGAAAAAAACCAGCCACCGCAAACCGTTCCCTGGTGTCAATGCACCCTCGGCGAAAATCCGCGCAAGACCTGGACCGAGGAGGAGCTCGACGAGCTCATCCTCTCGATCGAGCGGCGCGGTGTTTTGGTGCCGTTGATTGTTGAGAAAATCGAGGGCGGTCTCAAAGATCACGTCTCGGGCGGCGATGGTCATGAGTATGTCGTCCGCGACGGGCAGCGCCGCTATCATGCGGTCGCCAAGCTTATCGAGGCGGGCAGGCTAACCAAGACCGCCATGCTGCCGGTGATGATCGAGGGCCTTCAAGACCCCCTCGATATCACGCTCAACCAATTGGCGCGCAATCACGGCCGCGTTGAAATGACCCCGCTCGACGAGGGCGAGGCCTTCAAGGGGTGCGAAGGCCGAGGCGCCGACGCGAGCCTGATTGCCCACACCATTGGCAAAACCCGGCGCTACGTCGAGCAGCGCATCCAAATCGCCAGAGACCTCGGCGACACGGCGCGCGGCGCACTGATTGAGGGCGAGATCACCTTTACTCAGGCGCGCACCATTGCCGGCCAGGACGAGGAAACTCAGGAAGCCGCCGTCGAAGCCATTGAGGCGGGCAAAATCCTCACCGAGAACGAGCTCAAAGACTTCCTAAAACCAGATCCCCAGGACGGCGAGGTCGCCCCCAACCCCGACCTCGCCGCCACCCCTCCGGATCCCGCCGACCCCACAGCGGCGGATCCGGAGGATCCCCTACCGCTTGAGGGCGGGGAAGGCGGTGCGGTTGAGATTGTCGACCTTCAAGTCACGATCGACGAGCCCGACGAAGAGGGCCGCGAGGATCTCGGGCCGGCGCTACCGCTCGACGAGGAAGGCCGGCAAAAGATTTGGAGCGAGATCTGGAGGCCGGGCTTTGATCAGCTCGCCGCCTTTACGGAAAAATATGTCAACGGAAGCCGCCCCGAAACCGCCGATTGGGCTCCTGAAGATCAGCAGGTGCTCGACTGGCTCGGGGGCCGGCGCGCCAAAGCGGAGGCGGCAGCATGAGCAGCTACGTCGCAAACCCGCGCGGCGAGGGCTTCGTTGTGCCCAAGCCAGAAGCCGGCGAGAGCACCGACCAGGGCATGGCCAAGCTGCGCCGCAGGATCGCCGAGAGCGCCTGTCACGGATGCTTCGACCCCATCGGTTACAACGAACCGTTCTTTAATCAAGCGACCTGGCTCATCCATGTTGCCTGCAATCAAAGCATGGCTGCCGACAAAGCAAGGCGCGACCGCGAACGCCGTTCGCAAATCGAGGGGAGGGTCGCGGTATGAATGAAGCTTATCAAGGATATGCCGCAGCGCTTGGCGACCTGATCCGCCTCACCACGATCGACCCGATCCAAGCCCACGAAGCCCTTGAGGGCGCCGGGATCAGCCGCAAAAACCTCGAGGACGCCAAGGTCGACGACTTCGACCTCACCACGATCTTTCCAAGTGAAGGCGGGTAACGATGTTTAACTTTTTCATGCCAACTATCGGCCATGACGCCGACGGCAAAGAGTGGCTTTGCATCGAAACAATTTCCATCAAAGACGACGGTGCCTACCGGCTCGCAGTCGACGCTCAAGCCGACCTGCCAGCACCAGTGATGCTCGTCAAATTCCCAATCCAATCGTCCGTTTGCGATAGGGAGACCGAATGAAGATCATGCAACAGAAAAACCGGGTGCTGGTGTCCCTGACATCCCGAGAAGCGGACGGGTTTTTAGCCTTCCTGATTGAAGCGCAAGACGCAGTTGGCGGCGTAGTCAATGAGGACGAGACCCTGCCTGGTTACTTCCTCGGAAAAGGCCTAATGAACCGCCTTGTTGATGATCTTCCGCGAGGCTCCGATTTTGAGAGAGGCCGGAAATAATGAGGCTACATATTCCGCCGACTTTATGTGAGATGCTTGATCACTGCTTCGGTTCGATACCCGACGACGACAAATTCTACCCGCAGGTTGGGGGGGTCTTCTCCACTGTAGATAACCCCAGGGAGGCGCGTGGATACCCATCTCCATATATTCGCGTCCGCGTTTTTCTCGCCTTGCCTCGTGGCGGGCAATTCAACGGCGACACTATCAATGACCGGAGCCCTGACAAATGTGTAGCCGGGTACTTCGCCTACCATAAAGTACCAAACGTCCTCCCGGCCCTTCATTGTGATTCTTTGGATTTCAATATCGCTACTGCCAGAAATTCTTTCGCCGTTAGCATCAAAGTGAGCCGCAATAACTTCGGTTTCGCCAAGCTCTTTGAGGAACTTCCCAAGAGAAATAGCCTGTTGGATTGCCGTGCCGACGGTTGTCAAGGTTCCAACATCATCAATACCAATCATAGAAATTGCATCCCCCAAAAACTGGTTTCGAGAGGTCTAACGAGAGACCCCCGGAAAACCGCAAAAAACCGTTGTCGCAAAAGTAACCTTATTCAAACCCTCAGAATTTCACGGGAATTGAGACAGTCAAATGGTTGCCGAAAATCTGACAAGCGAAGCCCACCACAAGCAGGCCGATCCCAAGACGGGAAAGCCATTTTCGTCGTGTCGCCCGAGACCTATTGGCCCGAGTTGGTGTGGTAATAATCATGTCGCCGCCCTCCTCAGACAAGCCAGGAGAGAGGCCGTTAATGTAGATCAAGAGCGCCCCAGCAATGTCGAGGGCCAAGCCGATATCAGAGAGCGTGAAGTCCATGACCGCACGCTACCAGAGCAGGTGAAACTGACCAAACATAAACGAGGAATTGAGCAAATGAACTTGCGAGAAAGAGTGGCCAATGTGATTGGCGAAGAGCGACGAAAGAGCGGCAACTTCTTCACACTGGACTCCGTAACTGCGGACGCCGCCCTCAATGAAACCATTCTCGCTTTGTATGAGGCGGGCCAGGATGCCGCCGCCGATGCGCTGCGGGATTTGGCTATCTCGAAATAGAGGAATTTAGCCATGGAAGACGAAGTAA